GTATATAATATGCAACCTGGTGAAGCTCTGCAATTAACTAATTTTGAACCATCAGTAGAAGGTGGATATAGAAGAATTAATGGTACTACAAAATATAATTCTACAATAGTACCACAAGTATCTTCATCAGCTGAAAGAGTACAGATGACTGCAATATTTAATGGAATTATTGTTGTAGCAAGAGGTGGTACAGTTAGAACTGGAACAACTAGTGGATCTTGGACATCAAGAGCAACAAGTAAAGGTACAACTTATACTTATGATTTTGATAAATTTAATTATAATGGTACTAATAAAATTATAATTGCAACAGGACAAGCCGCAGCATTTACTTTAGATACAAGTTATACTGAAGATATTATAAATGCAACAGGTGGTGGAACTGCACCTACTAATCCTAAGTATGTAAAGTCATTTGCTAATCATATGTGGTATGGTGGTATGTCTGATTCTACACATAGTGTTATTTTTTCAGGATCATATACAGAAGATGATTTTGATACAGGTGGAGGTGAAATAAAAGTTGGTGATGTTGTAACAGGATTAAAAGTATTTAGGGATGAATTATTTATCTTTTGCCAAAGAAAAATTTATAAAGTAACAGGAACAAGTTCTAGTAATTTTGCGTTAGCTGAAGTTGCAAAGAACGTTGGTTCAATAGCACATCATTCTATTCAAGAGGTAAGTGGTGATTTATTATTCTTATCTGCAGATGGAATTAGAACAGTTGCTGGTACAGAAAGAATTGGTGACGTTGAACTAGGTACTGTATCAAAACAAATACAAGATAGAATTAATGATATTACATATACAAATGTTACTTCATTAGTTATTAGAGATAAATCTCAATATCGTTTATTCTATCCAACTGATGGGGCTGAAGATAGTTCTAGAGGTATTATTGCAGTAATTAAAATAAATCCTAATACAGGTCAATTAGGATACGAATATGCAGATATAAAAGGATTAAAAGTTTCTTGTTGTGATTCTGATTATATCAGTAACGTTGAAACAATAGTCTCAGGTGGGTATGATGGATATATTTATAAACAAGAATCAGGAAACGTTTGGACACGTGCTAGTGATACAGACGCATTAGATTCAACTTATAGATCTCCAGATATGACAATGGGAGATCCTGGAATAAGAAAATCAATGGAAAGAGTAAATTTAAACTGGAAGCCTGAAGGTGAAGTTAGTGCTAGTTTATATTTACAATATAATTATAATGATCGAGAAACTCCTCAACCTAGTTTAATTAGTTTATCATCTTCTGGGAGTGGGGCGTATTTCGGTACAGGAAAATTTGGAGCAGCAGTTTATGGTCAAGGAGATTTACCTATTACAAGAAATTCTGTAGAAGGATCAGGATTTGCTGTTGCAGTTAAAATAACAGATACTAGTACAAATCAACCTTGGGCAATACGAGGATTTCAACTAGAATTCGTACCAGGAGGACGAAGATAATATGGGAGCAACATACACAAGACAAAGTTCAGCAGGTATTACAGATGGTGCAGTAATTGAAGCATCAGATCTGAATAATGAATTTGATCAACTTCTTGCTGCATTTGTAGCAGCATCAGGACATACTCATGATGGTACAGCTGCAGAAGGTGGACCAGTAACAAAATTATTAGGTAATACATTAACATTTGGTGCAGCAACAGCAGGTACTGATATTACTGTAACATTTGATGGTGAAACATCAGATGGTGTTCTTTATTGGATGGAGGACGAGGATCACTTTAAATTTGCAGATGATATTGTAGTTGATAGTAGTAAAAAATTATATTTTTATGATGAAGGTGGTGAATATATATCTGGTGACGGAACAGATTTAAATCTTGTTTCAGGTGCAGATATTAATATACCTTCTAGTATAGGTTTAACTTTTGGTGATGATGGTGAAAAGATTGAAGGTGATGGTACAGATCTTACAATTACAGGAAATACTATTAATTTAACAGCTACTACTGATGTAGCACTTGCAGTAAATACTGGACTTTTACTTGCAGGAACAGAAAAAATTGAATCAGATGGAACTGATTTATCAATCACAGTTGGTGCTGGGGGTGATATAAATATTGGTTCTGATATTGGAATGACTTTCGGTGATGATGGAGAGAAAATCGAAGGAGACGGAACAGATTTAACAATTGCTTCTAGTGGAGTTTTAAATATTGCAGCAGGTGGAGCAACAAATCAAATTAAAGTTAGTGATGGTTCAATATTACCAATTACAGATAATGATATAGATTTAGGAAGTGCTTCTTATCAATTTAAAGATGCATATATTAATGGTACTTTAGAAGCAGATGCCATTACAATTGGGGGTACAGCTATTGGCTCTATTTATGGAGTAATTGCAGGAAGTTCTAGTATTGTAACAACAGGTGCATTAGATTCTGGATCAATTACTTCAGGATTTGGTGCAATAGATAATGGAACTTCAGGAATAAGAACTAACACATTTACAGCAGAAACATCAATTATTCCTGATGCTTCAGGTGGAGCGGATTTAGGTTCTGCTAGTGCTGAATGGGGTGATTTTTATATTGCTGATGATAAATATATTAATTTTGGTTCTGATCAAAATATTCTTGTAGGCTATGATGAAACAACAACTGATTCTTTAAGAATTGCAGCAACTGAAGGTGCTGGATTAGCTATTACTTTAATGGCTGATGAAGGAGATGATGCAGGAGATGAATGGAAATTAAATATTGCTGATGGTGGTACAATTACGCTTGGTAATGATATTGCTTCAGCTGGAAGTTATGTAACTCATTTAACTCTTACACCAAATTCTACAGTTACAAGTTCAAATTTAAGTTTAGCAGGTAGTTTAACACTTGGTAGTGTTGCAGCAGCAGGTTCAGATACAGATAAATTTTTAGTATTAGATGGATCTGGAAATATAGATTATCGAACAGGAACTCAAGTTCTTTCAGATATTGGTGGTGGAACAGGTACTGCAGCTTTAACAGGATCTACAGATAATACAATTGTAACAGTTACAGGAGCTAATGCTATCGCTGGTGAAGCTAATTTAACTTTTGATGGTACAGATTTCTTAGTTGCTTCTACTGGAAAAGTAGGAGTTAGAGACTCAGCTATTTATTTATATTCAAGTGCTGATGGTCAGGGAGACTTAGTAGCAGATAGTGTACTTCAGGTCACTGCCCCAACAGTTAACATTGAAGGATCAACAGCCATAACACTAGAATCAGATGCGATTACATTTGGTGAAAATGGAGATACAGATATTGCTTTAACTTTTAATGCCAATTCAGCGGATGGTGTTCTTACCTGGATGGAAGATGAAGATTATTTCCAATTCTCAGACGACATCCTGATGGCTACAACTGAAAAAGTTCAATTTAGAGACACTGGTTTATATATTTCATCAAATGCAGATGGAGATTTAGATGTAGTTTCTGATGGTACAGCAGTTGATTCAATTAATTTAGAATCAGGTGGTGGAATTACACTGGATGCAGGTACAGCTTCGAGTGGAATTATCTATGAAGACGATGGTACAGAAATGCTTCGTATACACAATTCTTCTAGTGATGTTGTTATAGAAGCTAAAGTTCAAGACAAAGATATTATATTTAAAGGTGACGATGGTGGATCAGGTGTTACAGCTTTAACATTAGACATGTCTGCAGGTGGTATAGCAACTTTTAGTGCTGCTGCTAATGTAGCTCAACAAGCAATTACTTCATCATCGAATGCTATTGCCTGGGATGCTTCTGATAAACCAAACGCATACCATATCACAACAGAAAATACGACTTTATCTGCACCAACTAATGCAGTAGAGGGTGCGTTTATTTGTATAGAAATTAATTTTAACGGAAGTCATACATTTTCGTGGAACGCAATATTTAATTTTGCCGCTGATACTGCTCCTACGACAACAGATACAGATGCAAAAACTGACATTTTTGTATTCAGATACAACGGTGCAATTTGGCAAGAAGTAGGTAGAACTTTAAACATACCAGAGAGTTAATAGGAGATAATATGTGGGGATTAGTAGAATCAGGATCAATTACAAAAATAATAAATAAACCAAAAGCTATGGTTATTGGTGATGTTCAATATTCAAGAAATATATTTTCTTCTAGATGGACTAATGCAGAAAGAGAAGCTATTGGGATTTATGAAGTAGAATTTGATAACACCAATAAAAAAGATGAGCAATGGTATACTAATACCAATCAATCCTTTGCTTTTGCTGGTGGAAAAATTACAGCAAGCTATGGCACAGCTACAGCTAAAAAACACGCAGATACTTTATGGACATCACAAGATAAAACAGATGGTAAAATACCAGAAGGTAAAGATGTAGGCGATGTTGCA